ACAATCTTCTCACCCCGGTCAAGATCGTCGACGAATCGCTGATGATTCTCGAGAACAACCTTGCGTTCACCTCGCGCTCGAATCGCGACTACTCGGACGAATTCGCCCAGTCCGGCGCGAAGGTCGGCGCGACGGTCAACGCGCGTAAGCCGAACCGGTTCGTCGGTACCACCGGCCCGAACCTGAACATCGAGGGCGTGAACGAAAACTCGGTGCCGATCACCCTGACGACGCAGTTCCACGTCGACTTCACCTTCAGCTCGCAGGAACTCACGCTGATTGTGGACGAGTTCGCGGATCGCTATCTCAGGCCGGCCATGGCGACCATCGCCAACAAGATCGACTTCGACGGCCTCGGCCTGGCTGCGAATGTGGCGAACAACGTCGGGACGGCCGGCACCGTGCCGAACGATATCTCGTACCTGCTGAACGCAGGCGCGAAGCTCGACAACGAGGCCGCACCGCGAGACGGCATGCGCCAGGCGGTGTGGGATCCGACCACCAATGCATCGATGGTCAAGTCGGCGGCAGGCCTGTTCAACCCGGGCCCGGCGATCGGCGAGCAGTACGAAAGCGGCATCTTCAGGCCCGCAAGCCTGGGTCTCGATATCGGCATGGACCAGAACGTCAACGTATTCACCACGGGCACGCGCACGAACGGCACCGTGTCGGGCGCCGGCCAGACCGGCAGCACCCTGGTGGTTACGGGCCTGGGCGCCGGCGGGACGGTCGCGAAGGGTGACACCTTCACGCTCGGCGGCGTCTTCGCGGTGAACCCGCAGAACCGCCAGTCGGTCGGGTACCTCCGGCAGTTCACCGTGCTGGCGGCGGCCACTGCCGACGGCTCGGGCAACGCCACGCTGTCGATCTTCCCGCCCATCAACACCGCCGCGTCGAACCAGCAGTACCAGACCGTCACGGCCGGCCCGGCGAATGCCGCGCCGCTGACGTGGGACGTCGCTGCGTCGACGCAGTACAGCGCCAATTTGGCCTACCACCGCAACGCCTTCACGCTGGCCACGGCCGACCTGGAGGACGTCAGCAAGTTCGGTGCGTGGGGCGCTCGCCGCGTCCACAAGGGAATCTCCATGCGCATCGCGCGCCAGTATGCGATCGGCACGGATACGGTGCCGTGCCGGATCGACGTGCTGTATGGCTGGTCGGCGATCTATCCGGAGCTTGCGTGCCGGATTCTGCGCTGATGGGCGCGCTGCTGTCGCAATCGATCCCCGCTTCGGCGGGGATTTTTTCTTCTGGAGAGGCCATGTTCCAAGAATTCCCGATGTGGGTGACGAGCGAAGACGGCGAGTCGCGCCTGGTCGAGACCGAGGCGACGTTCGCGGCACTGGGCGATGGATGGAAGAAGCCCGAGCGTGCACAGGCCGTGCCGCGAGAAAAGCAGCCCGATTTCGCTGAATATCCGAAGTGGGTGGCCGGCGCGATCGTCCATTCGGCAGAGGAGGAGGCCGCGCTTTCGCCGTCGATGGGTACCGGCGCCGGGGGCGACGCACCGCAATCCAGCGAAGACGAGCGGGCCGTGTTGCTCCAGATCGCTGGCGAGAAAGGCCTGAAGGTCGACAAGCGCTGGTCGAACGAGAAGATCCGGAACGCGTTGGAGGCGGCGTGACCACCGCGGTGGACCTGATCACGCTCGCGCTGAAGGATATCGGCGCGCTCGGGGTGGGGCAAGCGATGTCGCCGGAGGACACGATGGATGCGCTGGCGACGCTCAACATGATGCTCGGCCAGTGGCAGGGCGAGCGCCTGAGCGTCTACCACCTGGTGGACACGGCCATTCAGTCGACGGGCGCACAGTCGTACACGGTGGGCATGGGCGGCGATTTCAGCGTGCCGTGGGTCTACACGGTCAACGCCGCCTATGCGCGCCTAAGCAACGGGACCGCCAACCCGATCGACTACGACCTCACCATCATCAAGGCGCGTGAGGAATATGCGCGCATTGCGCTCAAGCAACTCACCTCCTTCCCGTCGTTCGCGTTCTATGACTCGGCGTGGCCGCTCGGCAACCTGATCATGTATCCGGTCCCGAACAACACGTTCGAGCTGCACATCGTGACGCTGCAGCAGCTGCCGCAGTTCGCGACGCCGGCGGATGACGTCAATCTGCCGCCCGAGTACATGGCCGCGATCCGCTACGGTCTCGCTTGCTATGCCGCGCCGTCGTACCAGCTCGAGCCGACGGCGGCGCTTGTGCGTCTCGCGATGAACGCGAAACGGGTGGTGAAGCGCATGAATGTGCAGATCCAGTCAATGCGTATGCCGCGGGGCCTGATGTCGAAGCAGCGCTACAACATCTACTCGGATCGGCCCTACTGATGCGCGTGCCCCTCACCCTTGGCGCCTACGCCACGAAAAGCCTGATCGCCGAGGCGCAGCGCTGCGTCAACCTGTTTGGCGAGCAGAACCCGAAGGATGCGCCGGTTCCGTTCACCTACTACCCGACGCCGGGCCTCACGCTTGTTTCGACGCCGCCGGCGCCGGGTGAGTCGCGTGGGATCTACACCGCATCAACTGGCAAGCGCTATGAGGTGGTAGGGCAGGCAGTCTATTACGTGGATGCCGGGAATGCATACACGAAGCTCGGTTCCCTGAATTCCATCAGCGGCCCGGTATCGATGGTCGACAACACGTTTCACACTTTCATCGTGGATGGCTCGCCTACGGGCTTCACGATCGACATGTCGACGAACACGCTTGCGCAATGTACGGATCCCGCGTTCTACGGCGCCGACAAGGTCGATTACGTCGACGGGTATTTCTTGTTCAACAAACCCGGCACGCAGCAGTTCTATATCTCGCGTTATGCCGATATAACATTCGACTCGCTCGATATCGCGTCGAAGTCGACATACTCGGACAACCTTGTGACGCTCGCCGTCATGCATCGCGAGATCTGGCTGTTCGGCGAGATGACCACTGAGGTTTGGTACAACACCGGCGCCTCAGACTTCACGTTCGGCCGCCTGCCCGGCGTCTATATCGAGCACGGATGCGCTGCAAAGCACTCGGTCGCGAAGATCGACCTGGCGCTGTTCTGGCTCGGCAAAGACCTGCAAGGACAGGCCGTGGTGTTCGCCGGCCGGAACTACGAGGCCGTGCGCATCTCGACTCACGCGCTTGAGCAGGAGATGGGCGGCTACGCGGAGATCAACGACGCGATCGGCTTCTCCTACATGCAGAACGGCCACGCCTTCTACATGCTGACGTTTCCGACGGCCAACAAGACGTGGGGCTACGACATCACCACCGAGCAGTGGCACCAGCGCGCGTTCTTGATGCCGGACGGTACGCTCGCGCGGCACCGCATGAACTGCCATTCCGTCAATGCCGGCCGCAACCTCGTGGGCGACTGGCAGACAGGCGCCGTCTACGCGCTCGATCCGAACGCATATACCGACAACGGGCAGCCGATCCAGCGCATCAGGTCTTTCCCGCACCTCGTTGGTTCTGACGGCAACCGCGTGCTGTTCCGGCAGTTCATCGCGGACATGCAGGTCGGTGCTGGCATGCCGGACGACGCTAGGGATCCGCTACTGAGCCTGCGATGGTCCGATGACCGTGGTGCGACGTGGGGCAATCGCGTGACCGCCTCGATGGGGCGCCGCGGTGAATTCCGCACTTCGATCCAATATCAGCGGCTTGGCTACGCGCGCGATCGCGTGTTCGAGCTGTCATGGTCCGAGCCTGTACCGACTGCATTGAATGGCGCCTGGATCGATGTTTCGAGGGCACGTACATGAGCACGCCGAACAACTCCCCATCGCTCAACTCCAATATCCCACCGCCGAACTTGCCGTTCATCGACGGCACCGGGCGCGTCAATCCAGTGTGGTGGATGTTCCTGCTGCAGTTGTTCCGTCGAACCGGCGACCAATCGGGTGGTGACGGTCAGATCACGATCGGCGACATCCTGAGCCTGGAAACCGACATCCCCGTGCCGGTCGATATCGCCGCTCAGGTTGCGCAGTTGAGCACGGCCCTTGGGCAAGCGTTCGCCGCGATCGCGGTGCTGCAGCAGTCGATTCCCGGCTTCGGTGAGGTATTCGCGCAGACGGCGCCGAGCGGCCTCGCTGAGCAGGTTTTCGCGGCCCCGTCCGGCATCGATTCGATGACCGACATGACCTTCGCGAGGGTGTAATGCCGATCACTGATGCCCTCGCCGAGATGGTGTTTCCGCCGGCCGCCGTCGATAGCGGAGGCGCCCAGGCGCCGCGCAGCGTGACGCCTGCAGCTAACCCGTTCCGCTACATCGCAACGTCACGGCAAGCTCTGCACATCACCGGCGGCACCGTCTCCGCTATCTCGTATGCGCGCGGTCCGCTGTTGCTCGCGCTCGGCGTGATCACAGGCGGCCAACTGATTGAGCTCAACACCGGCGACGTCGTGACGATCACCTATGTCACCACGCCAACCATCACCGTCATACCGAGGTAACCATGCAACGAATTCCGAAGGCTATTCCACCCGCGCAGCTGGGGACGGCCGCGGCGCCGCTCTACACCGCGCCGTCGAGCACCACGGCCACCGTCAATAATTTCTCGCTGACCAACACGACGGGCAGCCCGGTTCCGGTGACGCTCTACGTGGTGCCGAGTGGCGGCGTTGCTGGCGCGGCGAACACGATCCTGTCGGCCTTCTCGCTTTCGGCCGGTCAGTCCTATGTGCCGCCGCAGACCATCGGCCTGCAGCTCGCGCCGGGCTCGTCGCTCCAGGCCCTTGCTGGCACCGCAACGGCGGTGACGGCCGCCGGCGGCATCTACGAGACTTCGGGGAGCTGACATGCGCAACTTCCAGAAGATTGCCGAAGGCGCCAACGTCGTGCCGCTGCTCAACGCTCTGTATCGCAAGCCTGAACTCTGGCTGGCCGATGACTTTCTCCGGAAGTTCCCACAGGGGCCGTTCGGGGAAACGGACACCGTCTACCTGCGCTTTCAGGATCATGTGCCGGTCGAGACCGAGACGGATCTCGAGCTGTATCAGCAGAACCGCCTCGCCGGCCACGATCTCCATGAATGCCCGTGGCGGCCGGAGATCGACGCGTTGCCAGAGGCGCGTGCGCATATCATGGCGCTCGTCACGGCGCTGGGCGCGACGCGGCTCGGCCGCTGCATGATCAACCGCGTGAAGGCTGGCGGCCGCATTTTCCCGCATGCCGACTCGCACTGGCACGCTTCCTATTGGGACCGCTATCACCTGGTGCTCCAGTCCGAGCCCGGGAACGTTTTCAGGTGCGGCGACGAACAGGTGTGGATGCGCCAGGGCGAGATTTGGTGGTTCCAGAATGCGATCGAGCACGAGGTGACGAACAACAGCGCCGACGATCGAATCCACCTCATCATGGATCTGAGGTTTGCATGATCACGTTCAACGTCGAGCGCTTTTCCGAGGTCTATGGGGAAATGCTGCCGCTGCTGCATGAGCACTACGGCGAGATCTCCACGCACAAGGATCACGGCGTGCCTCTCGATCCGCAGGTCGAGGCGTATCGCGCGCGCGAGGCCGACGGCACGCTGCTGATGGTGATCGGCCGTAGCGAAGGCGAGATCGTTGCCTACTTCGTCGGTTTCGTTGCGCCGGCGCTCCATTACCGCTCGTGCTTGACCTGCACCCCCGACATCTTCTTCGTGGAGCAGACGCGCCGCGGCGCGATGATCGGTGCGCAGATGTTCCGATTCGTGGAGCAGGAGCTGCGTCGACGCGGCGTGAAGCGCTGGGCGGTGGGCTGCAAGGTGGCGCACGATGCCAGCGCGCTGTTTCGTCATCTCGACTTCGAGCCGGTCGAAATGACGTTCGAAAAATGGCTGTGAGGGGATCGATATGGTCGCAGCAGCAATCGGTGTAGGCGCGGCAACTGGGCTTGCCGGTGCCGCGTTGAGTTCCAGCGCGGCCAGCAGCGCGGCAGACACACAAGCGGACGCCGCGAACCGGGCGGCCGACCTCCAGAACCAGCAGTGGCAACAGACCCAGGCCAATCTCAAGCCGTATCTGCAGCTGGGAACATCGGCCATTAGTCCGCTGCTGGCCGCGATGGGCTACAACGTCACGCAGAACGGGGACGGCACCTATTCGTTCAACGGCACGAACCCCAACAATCCCCTGCAGCAGACGTTCAGCTATGGAGCCTTCACGGCGCCGACGGCGGCCCAGGCTCAGGCCACGCCGGGCTATCAGTTCACGTTGGATCAGGGCCTGAAGTCGGTCCAGAACAGCGCTGCGGCGCGTGGCCTCGGTACCTCCGGCGCGGCGCTCAAGGGCGCCTCGAACTATGCGACCGGCCTGGCCGACTCGACCTATAACGACGTGTTCAATCGCGCGCTGAGCGCCTACAACGCAAACTTCGGAACGGCGCAGGGTGTGTTCAACACGAACTACAACACGGCGGCGAACAACGTCAATCGCCTGACGGGAATCGTCAACAGCGGCCAGAACGCGGCCGCGACGAACGGCTCCCTCGGCGCGGCAACATTGAACGGTATCGGCAACACATTGACGAGCGGGGCGAATGCAATTGCATCGGGAACGGTTGGCTCTGCGAACGCGCTGACCAATGCGCTCAGCGGTATCGGAAGCAACGCGCTGACCTATGGCCTGCTCACCAACAATGCCGGGGGCAATGGCTCGACCGGCGCTATCGGCATTCCGGGCTGGACTCCGGCGGGTAATTAAGGGAGACACGAATGGCACTCGATACCTCGATCCCGCTTCAGGCGAAAGCACCGACCAGCAACCCCCTGCAGACGGCTCTCCAGGCAGCGCAGTTTCGGATGGCGAACGCGCAAGGCAATGCGCTGCAGCAGCAGATCGGCGCGAACCAGGCCGTGTCGCAAGCGATCCAGGCGCATACGGACGCTCAAGGAGCGACCGACTGGAACGCCGTGAAGGGCGACCTTGCAGCCAACCCGGCCGGCGCATACAACCTTCCGGCGCTGACGAAAAGCCTGATCGACAATCAACAGGCGCAGACCACGCTTCAGACCGGACAGCTCGAGCAATCGATCAAAGCGCAGTCGGGTTTGCGGCAGGGCCTGGGCAGCCTGCTCGCGAAGCCGGATCTTTCGCCGAACGACGTCATCAACTTCGCAGGCACGCAGTTGCAGGCCGGCGCGATCACGCCGCAGGTGTATCAGGCGGAATTGCAGTCCATGCCGCAGGATCCGCAAGCTTTGCGCGGATGGGTGCAACAGCACTACATGTCCGCGCTGAATGGCGAGACGCAGCTCAACGCGATGATGCCGAAGTATGCGCAGATCAACACCGGCCCGGCCACGGTGGCCGTCAACCAGAATCCGCTCGCGGCCGGCGGCGGCGTCGGCACGGTCGGATACACCGTGCAGAACGGGCTCTCGCCGAGCGACGCGCTTTCGCAAGGCATCACGATCAACCAGAACGGCCAGCCGACCACCTACACGAAAGGGCAGATGGCGGGCGGCCAGGTTCCGCAACAGCCTGGCGGCGGCTATGCCACCGGCGCGCCGCTCGGCGCTGGCGACATCGCCTCGGGCGCGGCGGCCCGCTACAACACGCTGCAGACGGCCGCGGCGCAGGCCAAGCCGATGATGCAGACCTACGATCTCGCGAGCCAGGCGCTGAATGGCGCGATCACTGCCGGAAAGGGCGCCGCGCCGATCGCTAACGCCGGCGGCGTCGTGCAGACACTGGCGAATGCCGTCGGGCTCGGCGGCAAGGTCACGGGTGACAGCGTGAAGGATTACCAACTGCTCACCAGTTACCTGAACAGCGCGGCCGACCAGGCGGCGCAGTCGCTCGGCCTGTCGGGCAGCGATGCGCGCGTGGCTGCGGCCAAGGCCGGCCAGCCCGATCCGACCAACATGAATCTGCCTGCCCTGCAGGAATCGATCGCGCACGCGCGAGGTTTGCAGCAGGCATTGCTCGACCGCCAGCAGGCTGCCACCACTTTCCTCGGCCAGAACGGGAACAACACCAGCCAGTTGCCGCAGTTCGAGGCGAAGTGGAATCAGGCGTTCAATCCGGACGTGTCATACATTCGGTCGCTGCCCAATGAGGCAGCGCAGCAGGCTGCAATGGAGAAGCTGCGAGATCAGGGCAAGCTGCAGTCGTGGATGACCGACTATCAGGCCATGAAGGCGCTGGGGGCATTCTGATGGCCGACATTCTCGGTTTTGTCCAGCAATACGCGCCGGTGGCCGCCGCCGTCGGCCAGCGTATCGGTGTCGCGCCTGACGTGCTGCTCGGGCAGTGGGGCCTCGAGACGGGGTGGGGGAAGTCGATCGTCGCGGGCACCAACAACCTCGGGAACATCAAGGGCCCGGGCGTGGCCGCGACCGACAACCAGACGGGCAGCACCGACCAGTATCGGACATACGCCACGCCCGCCGCGTTCGGTAGCGACTTCGCGAACCTGATCACCGGCCGCTACCGGGGTGCGCTCGGCACCGGCTCGGATGCGGCGGCCTACGGTAAGGCGCTCCAGTCCGGCGGCTACGCCGAGGATTCGAAGTATGCGAGCAAGCTGTCCGGCGCCGTGGATATGGTGAGGAAGCTCGGGGACGCGATCGCCTCTTCGCTGTCCGGCAGCGCGAGCGCCGCGGAACTGACGCCAGCCCAGCAGGGGGCGGCGCCGGTTATCTCGCCGACCGGGCAGCAGATCAACCCAGCATCCCCGGGCGCGGCCTCGGCGGCACCGGGGTCCTCCGGTGCACCCGCATCGCCCGGTTCGAGTGGCGATCCGCTTCTGGATATGGCGAACAGCGTGATGTCAGCCAAGCCGGCAGGATCAGCGTCCGCGACACCGGCTCAACCGGTGCCTGCTGCGTCCGTGCCGCCGGCTGCGGGCAACACCGCGCCGGCGCAGGGCGACGATCCGCTGCTCGCCATGGCAAACAGCGTGATGTCGTCGAAGACGGGCGCCGCGGCGCCGGCGGCTGCCGCATCTGCACCAGCTTCTTCGGCATCGCCAGCGGCTGCCGCATCCTGGCCTGGCGGCGAGCTTGGCCGCCAACTTGGCCTGACAGCGCGGGCGGCCGGGCACGGGATTGCCGATGCGGTGGATCTGGTCGGCGCGCCGCTGAACGCGACGATCAATACGCTGTTCGGTGCGCACCTCCACAATCCCGGCGACGCGATCCGGAGCGCCACCGATGCCGTCACGCCGGCGCCGCAGAACGCCCTCGAACGCATCGTTAATGCCGGTGCGGCCGGAATGGCCGGCGCCGGGCCACTCGCGAAAGCCGGAACTCTTGTGGCCAATGTTGCGAACCCAATCGTCCGAGCGATCGGCGCCGAGTTGGCGGCAGCACCTGGCTCTCAGATCATCGGTGGCGCGACGAGCGCAATGTCCAGCCAAGCGGCGGCGCAGGCTGGCGCAAACCCGCTCGTGCAGATGCTGGCCGGTGCTGTAGGCGGTGGGGCTGGCTTTGCCGGCGCGCGCGGGGTAGGCGCTGGTGTGGATCGCGCGCTGGCAGCGGCCGGGCCGGCCGGCGAGATGCCGATCGCGGCGCGCGTCGAGCCGAGCCTGGCGCAGCCAGGCGGGGGCGCCGGTGCGGCAACTGCGGCGCCCGAGGCGCAGCCTGGGACGACCTTCTACACGGACGCCCAGGGCAACACGTCGACGACGGCTCCTGCCGGCGCAGGTGGAGGCGGGAGCGCTCCGGTTTCCTCGCTGCGGGGTGTCGGCGCGGCACAGACCGATCTCAACCCGTATGCTGGCCAACTGGCCGGCGAGGAAGCGGCTCGCGGCGGTAGTGCGACTTTTCCACAGGTGAAAGTCGCCAAGGGTTCCGGCGATGTGTCACCGGCCGAGCAGGCCGTGCGGGCGCAGATTGCCAATGAAGTGCTCGGGGCGGATAACGACGCGGTGCGCACCGGCGTGATCACTGGTAACGAGGACACGCTGCGCAGCGAGTACACGAACGCCAAGAGCCCGGATAACACGCCTGCGCAGCTCGTGCTGCGGGATCAGATCGCGCGCGAACAGCAAGCGCTGTCTAACTATGCGCAGGATCGTATTGCAGCGACGGGGGCTAACCCGAACCTGATCAACAACGAGCAACGTGGCCAGGTCATCAACGATGCCTTTTTCGGGCCCGACAGCCTGAACGACTATTTCCAGCAGGCCAAGAACCAGATCTATGACCAGGCCAAGGCTCAGACAGGTGCAAATCCAATCCAGTCCACCCACGTGGACGAACTCTTGAAGGATCCGCAGTTCCTCGCCGAGGCTGAGCGCAACGGACATAGCGGCGTGGTGTCAGGCGTGCAACGTCTGATCGACCTGGCGCGCACCACGGGTTTCCGGGATCCGATCACCGGGGAAACGACGGCGCCGGGCAGCGTTGCGGCCTGGGACGCTGTGCGCAAGTCAAACAACGCCGGTTGGACGCCCGACAACGCTCGGACGATTGCCGCAGTGAATCGCGCGATTGACCAAGATGTCGCGGCCGCGGCCGGATCGGAATCGTACAAGCTCGGCGATGCGGTTCACCAAGCACAGAAAACCCTACTGGATGCGCCGGGCATCGCCAAAGTTTTCGGAGATGCGGACGCCAACGGTATCAAGGGCGGTGTCGCGCTCGAGAAGCTTCCGCAGAAACTGAACAACATGCCTCTCGACCAGTGGCGGCACGTGTACAACACTCTCGACGACTTGTCGCGAGGCCAGATCCGTGGCGCACCGGACGGCATGCCGCCCGTTCCCCAGGAACTACAGCAGTTGGCCGCTGCCGCTCGCAACGAGATGACGGGCTCTCTCGCGCGGGAAGTATATGAGCAGGGCGCTGGGAAGGCAGGGGCATGGAACCAGAACAGTGCCAACAAGACTCTGAATTCTGTGATCGGGCAGAAGATCGTCGAAACGTTTCCACCTGACGAAGTTCAGCGCTTCCACGCGCTGAACTACGCGGGGCAAATCATGCCTGGCGTGCATTCATATGAGGGCGCAGCACTTCAAAAGTCCAGGCTCGATAAGCCTGGGTTCATTGAAAAGTATGCACCGGGGACCGCCTATATCGCTGGTGCGAAGGTTGGCGGTCCGATTGGCGGGTGGGTATCGGAGAAGACAGCAAATCTGCTGACCAGCAACTTACGAGAAAAGCGGCTAACAGCGCGCGGCAATCAATTGCTAGATGCGATGAAAGCGAATTCGAACCTTGGGAAAAACTAGCGGACTTGGGAGGCGAACGGTTCCAGCCCAAAAAACAGCAATGCACCCGCAACTATCCCGAAGGTCGGATTGATGGAAAAGGCGATAACGGTCAGCGTACCTTTGACCGTCCACTTTACGATCTTCTTCAGCTTGATCACGTAGTTCCCCGAACCCCGCTCCGTGCGGGGTTTTTTGATTATAGGCCACCTGCGGGTGGCCTTTTTGCTTTGGAGCGGCAATGGCATCCATCCTTCCGAATGGACGGGTCCAGTTCATCGATCAGAACGGCAAGCCCCTGGTGGCCGGATCCGTCACGTTCTACGAACCGGGGACCACTACCAAGAAAGACACGTTCCAGGACTCGGCCATGACCGAGCCCAATACGAACCCGGTCGTGCTCGATTCGCGAGGGCAGGCAACGATCTGGGGCAGTGGGACATACCGGCAAATCGTGCAGGACGTGTTCGGCGTGACGATTTGGGACCAGATCGTCTCGTCCTCCACCTCTGCGGATGACCTCGCCGGCGCCGGTGGCGCTGGCATGATTGGGTTGCCCGACGGGACCACCCTGGCTCAAGCCTTCAAGTCGGGCCTCAACAAGAACGTCACCTCCATCGCGATGCTGCGCACGCTGTCGGCCGCGCTTTTCACGATGGCATTCGCGACCGGCTACTACACTTCGCACGATGGTGGTGGTGGCGCGTATCAGCTCGATCCGAACGACACGACGAGCCTCGACAACGGCGGGACGGTCATCGTTGCGAACGACGGCGGCCGGTGGAAACTGCAGGTCATCGACACGGTGACGTTTCGGCAATTCGGCGCCAAGGGCGACGGCACCACGGACGACACGAATTCTATCCAAGCATGCTTGAATTGCGGCCTGAGCAAGTGGGCGGTGACGGAAGGCAGGTTCGCGCACAACGGATTCACCATTCCGCAGAAGGTGGGTTTCACGCTTTTCGGGACGGGCCCGAGCAGCACGCTCTTGCAGAAAGGCGGCTCGATCAAGTTCCCCGAGATGTCGGTGAACTGCTTCAACTCGCACGCGACGATTCGGGATATCGATTTCGACGGAACCGACGGCACCGCGGACACGCTTGATACCACGTACTGCCAGACGCTCGACATCATCAACACGACGTTCAACAACACGCCGGTTGGCCTGAGCTCCCTGAAGCTCAACGGCAACCCTGTGTCGGGGACGTATGCGCATGACGTGCGCGTGATGAACATCCGGATCTATTCGACTACGGCTGGGAATGCGGGGATCGCGCTTGGTGCATGGCATTCCGATTCGTCGATCGATCACTTCCAGATGGACGGCAATTTTCAGGTCAATTACTGCCTGTTTGCCGAGATCAACGCTCAGACCACTTACATCTCGAACTCGCACCCGTACAACGCGAAAAAGAACGTGGTGCGCCTAGACGGCAACAACACGCACTTCCGCTGGACGGATGTCACGTTTGATAACGCGCTTGAGCATACGTTCTATCAGCTCAATTCCGTAAATGGTCAGTTCTCGAACTGCTTTTTCCAGAGCACGAATCCTGGATGGGCTGCCATCATCCTCGACCATTCGTTCAACAACAACTTCACGAACATCAAGTTCGAGGCGCCGTTTGGAACGGCGAGCGCTTGCTTCCAGGAGATCAACGGATCAGACGGAAACAAGCTCATCGTGTGGCAGATTGATGATCCGGCCCACTGGACCGCGTTGGTCAATCTCACTGGCGGAAACAGTTTGGCGAAGGGCTGTCAGTTCTACGGCAAGTTCGACACGGTCTATCCGTTTTCTGGCGTAGCGCGCACCGCTCAGCCGCAGAACACGGCGGTCGATTATGGTGCGAACGGCGGTGGCAACGGCCTGACGAACGAGGGATGGTGTGTGCCGCTCGATGGCGTAATTCGGCGTCTCATCGTGTTCTTCGACAACTCGCCGGCGTCCGGTCAAACCTTCACATTCAACCTGCGAAAGAACGGAGTCGCTGTCGCGGGTGCGATCGTATCAGCCGGTCAGTTCGGTGTGACGATCCAGCCGAGTCCACCGACTGCCGTCCTTGCTGGCGATCAAATCAGCATGCAATCCGTGTTCTCGCCGGGCGCGAACTCGGCATCGCCCCGATACTCAGTCGTGATGGTCGGATGAAAAACAAACGGAATGTGAGGGGTTATGGCGCTGCTCGACAACGTTGTGGGGACAGCCATCTACGGCGTTGCCGGTAGCCTTGGCATTAAATGGCTGATCGACTTTCTTCGAGAGGAACGATCCGCGCGGCGCGGCGAGAAAGCTGAGTCCGTCGCGCTTAAGAACCTGAGCGAGGAAGTGGAGCGCCTGGTAAAGCGCGTCGAGCAGTTGGAAAAGGACGTAGCCGATCGTGATGACGAGCTGACCAAGGTGAACGAGGCGCTGGACGAGCAGCGCCGATTGCGGCGCGAGGCGGAAGACGCGCTCGATACCGAGAAGCGGGCCCGGCGCGCGCTCGAGGATCGCGTCGCGGAACTGGAGCGGAAGCAATGAAGAAGTTGCCCAGCGTGCCGACGACATGGAAGGGCGTTATCGGCGTTGTGATTCTGGTCGTGATGATCGTGTCAATGAGCATGCAGGTTCAATCTTGGCTTGATGCCCGCGAGCGTGCCTCCATGGCTGCGTATTGCGAGCGCCGCGTGCTTGAGGTGCGAAGCGAGTTCGGAAGCCGGGCCATGGAGCGAGACGACGTTGTCAAGCAGGTGAGGGACCTGGCCGAGGGCATCCACCGGGACGTGCAGGACACGCTCAAGCTGCTGCGCCAGCGCGTGCCCGTCACCGACAAAATCGCGCGCAAGGTCGATGCGATCGACGACAAGGCGCACGCCGCGGTGGCCGAGGCGAAGTCGGCCAAGGTTGAAGCAGCGAAAGCCGCGCGCGCTGCCGAGGCCAATTCCACCGTACCGCAGGTGGCCACCGGGGCGATCAACGAAACCGTGCGGGCCATCAACCGAGGATCGAAATGAAGACCATCATCGCCGTCCTGATTTGTATCGCCGTCGCCGCTTGTGCATCCCCGCTGCCGCGCTACACGCCGCGCCTGCCGTGTCCCGACCTTCCCGAGTTGCCGGCGAGCGCCACGCGCGCCGAACTTGAACAGCACGATCTGACCGTCGTGCGCATGTACGGCGAGTGCCGCAAAGCGCGCCGTGTCAATCCCCGCGTCACTGAAGGAGCCAAGCAATGAGCACGATCCCCGACGACTTGATCAACGGCGTGATCGCCCGCGAGGGAGGCTATGTCAACAATCCGGCGGACCGCGGCGGCGAGACGAACTTCGGCA